CTCCCGATCATGTAAGAAGGCTCTTTCCAGACTGACGTAACTCCTGGAATGCAGCACGAGTAGACTCGGTAAAGTCCTTTGGCGTAGACGTTTGCGGGGCAGGAGTGTGGACTCCCCTTGGGGAGCCTCCAATCACGGCACTAGCCTGCTGTCGCTGCTTCTGTGCCTGCTCCTGTAAAGCAGCTTCCCTTGCTTTGGCAAGGCCCTCTCGGTACCACTCATCTCGTAGAGACGACAGCCGGTACGCTTGGTGCAAATCAGTAACACGATGTTGTAGGGCCTCGGACATGAGACGATTGGACACCTGGCCCCACTCCTCTTCGGAGAGAGCAGGTAGACCAAGGCTCTGCCGTTCGTTGTTCATGGTCGAACGAACCTCTTGCAAGGCACGGTCCAACTGCTGTTCAGCTTCAAACTGTTCCAGCCTGGACAGCCGCTGCTCAAGCACAGGGTCAATAACACCAAAACCCGTTGTCTGTGGGGGGCGCATCGTGGTACTAGGCTTAGGAGGTATCGCAGCCCGACCCCGTGCCACTGCCCCTGCTTGTGGTTGCGGTGCTACGCCCCCGCTCTGAAGAACCTGTTTCAGAGCGAGTGCCGCTTGCGGATTAGCAGCCAAGTACTGCTCCACAGCCAATAAAGGCTGAAGCCTCTGCTGAAGCTGCTCGATCTGCTTACGCTGCTCCGCAAGTTGCTGAGTCTTGCGAGTGTAGTCATCCTGACGCAGATAGCCCTTACGCCACTCCTGAATCTGAGACAGCTTAACCTTCTCGCCACCAATCTCAATTTCAGGGTCATGGTCTCCAGGTGCTTCCTGTGTCGGCTGATCCTCACCCTGCGATTGTGCTGCATCTACCGGAGGAGCCTCGTCCTGCGGAATAGAAGCCCCCTCAGTAATTGTTTGTGAGTCATCTTCATCCAACAGGCCAAGAGCATATTGCAAGTCCCTCTCTAGGCCCTTGTCAATATCCACAGAAGCTGCACGTTCCTCACGATTCTGTTCACGAGTCTCGCCCATCAAAGCCATCCTCCTACCACTCCCGATTCTAGGGTGATCTCAAAAAGCAAAGACCCCGGTTGATCCCACAGGGATTCCGAAGCCATCTGCTAAACGAGATTCCTATGTCGGGGTCATGGTGATGTACTGCTAGCTACCGAACTAAACCTAGATTTGAGAAGGCGGTATACCTCCTGTCGGCATTCCTGGCCGCCCGGTCGGACCAACACCTACAGGCGGGCTAGGTGGGCCACCTCCTCCTGCGATCATCTGTAAGAGTGCAGCCCGAGGGTCAGCTCCCTGTGGACCAACCATCGCAGCCATATTCGGCTCAAAACTGGCACAGGTGGTGCCCCCATCAACGAAAATCTCCGACTTGTCACATTGCCCGTTCCGATTCCACTTACAACTATCCATCGCACAAGCTACCAATGCTGGCATGATCTCACCCCCTTTAAAGCATAGCTCCAGGCAGAGGAGGTATGGAACCGGAAGCAATGCCTGCTCCGGGGGTACCTCCCGGCGGTTGCCCTGGCATTAAGGCTCTTCCCTCACGCATACGCTTGATAATCTCGTCACGTCCAGGGAACCCCGAAGCCTCAAGCAAGCCCTCAATGTCAATGCCTCCGGCTTGGAACAGCTCAATAGCCATCTGGTAGCGTTGCTGCTCGTTCATCTGCAAGCTCGATCCAGCCTCGACTACCATATCCAAGCCTGCCACAAGAGTCTGTGCGTCGAAGCCCTGGAAGAAGTACTGCCCATCTTCACCACGGAGCCTGAAAACTCGCTCAGGCGTGTAAAACTGTACAATACGTGACAGCATCAAGGTACCAAGGTGACGAATAGCGTCCTCCATGTTCTTGGCCTTGTCACGGATTCGGGCTTGGCTAGCCTCTTGCAGCAATGAAATCGCCGTAGCTGCCGTGATCCCAACAGGTCTACGACCTTGAGTAATGTCATGGATTCCCGTAATAGTTTCCATGTTTCTCTGCAACTGCAGGTACAGAGTGAAGTAGTGCTGGGGAAGAGGCTGAGGGGGTACCCGTTCAAATCTCGCACGAGGGTTCTTGATTGTGTAAACCGCACCCTCTTCGTTTGTAATCTTGTCCGCGGCAATACCTGCGTCTTCGGACTTCACCCACACGGTATTCGTCATGAGCCGTGCGTTGTCTACAAACCTAGATTCCAAGATGTTGATAACACGCTGTATCGGCTCTAGCTGCTCGACCTCTCCCATGTCCCAAGGACTGTCGTCCGTTTCATATCCAGACATGGAAACAAAGGGGAACTCGCCATCGTGGTACGGATTGCGGTCGTCAACCAAAACCACGCCATTCGCCACAATAATCAAACGACCTCGTGGGTACAAGAAGTGGGGAACGATAATCGGCTTCTCGTCCACACCCATTTCCTCACGAAGCTCGTATGAGTCATCCTTCAGCCAACACTCCAAGACCATAGCTCTGTGGCCGTCGTCCGACACAGGACCACCTGTGGTAGACACAATAGGACGATCCACATCAGCATTGTACAAATCCTCATCAGTCAGATCGGAGTAGGCAGGGTCAGGTTTCACCAATGGCCCCTTTTCAGGCCACTTACGCACGATCTCGGATAATGGCATGACTCGTGCATGAATGATATACCGTGCATCCTCCACGGAAGATGCTTGCGGATCAAGGTAAATCTCATGCCAGTTGATATAGTCCACACGTACATCTCCGGTGTACCCAAGGGAACCGGAGAGCTTCAATTCGTTATCCCACGTGACCTTCAAAAAGCCTTTGCCACGAACCAGGGCAGACCGTGCCATACGCTTTAGTTTGGATCTTATGTCAAGCCCAGGCCATAGATAGTCCAACACAATGCGCTCTGCAACCTTGGCAGCTTGAGTGTCAAACTCGTTCTGTGGAACCACAATAATGCTCGGCCTGTTCTCGGTAAGCCACGTCACCTCTGTCTCGATGATAGAAAAAATGAAATTAGATACAGCCTGAGTACGCTTACCTGTGGGGTTCTTCTTCCAGTGCTTCCCACGCCACAGGTCTTCGTACCGCTTTACGTCCTTGGTCACTTGGTCCTTGGCCTTCTTAGCAGAGAGGTAAAGGGACTCGACGAACCTATAGGTATGGGCGTCCTGCTCGATTACTGCGGTCTCTTCTACAGCCATTTACTCCCACCACTCTCCGCTTGTGCTTTCGCCCTTTGGAAGATATATCGGCTCTCCCGAAGGCGTTACAAGCACATTGTAATAATCCTCCAAATCATTACGGATTGGATTCACCGCCTGTTTATCGCCATGCTCACGCCAATACATAAAGGCGTATCTGGCCTCATCAGCACAGTGGTCCTCTCCGTCCGTGTCAAGATCCTCTGGCTTGGACTCTGAGTGTACAAGGGTTGGAATCGTACGAATGAAATGCTCACAGCGAGGAGACACAAAAAACCGAGGCTGTGGTTTACCGTTCTCGTCGTAGTCCAACTGAAGCCTCGACCTAAACTCGTTCCATCCATTAAGACGATTCTTCGATGCAGGTATCCATGTGATTCCATAGTCCTGGAACCACTCAGCAACACTCTTACCTGCATCCTTGCCGCTGTTCCAAATCTGGTTGTCTGCGGGGCCGATCAAGTCACGCTCACCGGCTTCGGCCTCGATCTCGGCTATACGCCGTGCAACCTCTTCTGCCGTCTCACGACTTCCCTGATTCGGACTACCTCCATACCCGTATAGCTCACGGTAACGATAGAGCGCACCTGTGGGGGTAACAGCATACCAGCCCACAGAGTAGGGCTTCGAGAAACCCCAGTCCAAAGCACGGAAACGAGGCCAGTGCCGTGGAGGTTCGAAGTGTTCGTCCAAAACGTGGTGCAACGGGTCCCAAGTGTCGAAAAACTGTCCTGCGAACGTATCCCAATTTCCGTCACGCAGTGCTGCTCTCCACTTGGGGTCCAGCATGTTCATTCTCTCGATGTAGCCAGGGTCGTACTTCAGGATGTACGGGTTATCCTCTACCTTGGCTGGAATGAACGCAAACTTAATCCCCCTACTGTTCTCCCACACCACGTCACGCAGGCCCTTGTCCACAAACATGGCCTTAACCCAAGCGTGGCCCACGTTGCCGGGGTTACTCGCAGCACGTACACGAGGCCATGCCCCCGGCATCACAGCACGAAGACGTGAGTTTACTAGGTAGTCCCACTGTGCATAGGTAAAGTGCGTAAGCTCGTCAAAGCCTATAAAGCCGTATTCTGCTGACTGTCCACTCCAAGATACTCGACCCTTATACCGAATCAAGACTGTGTGGTAAGGGGGTACCGTCACACAATACACAGGCCCCCTATAGCGTTCTTTAGTTACCTGGCTTTTGCTTTGGTGTCCATCTGCGGATCTAACTGACGTGTCGTTGTTCTTACGATGCAAGTAAACCCTCCATCGTGGCTTTGTTCCATACGGGCTATCTGGAGGGTTATCATTTCTGAAATCAGTCGTGACGACATAACCACACTTTAGAGCGATCTCGCACACATCATCTGCAAGCTGTTTTGATGACGTAACAAAAATGCCTCGTCTTCTTCCCTCATACCAAGTGCCATCTCCAGCCATAAGCCCTTCAAGTAAGAGCTGTAAGAATCTAGGAGCGAGACGCTTCACCTCTTTAGGAACTCGTTTATAATTGCTGTGCGTTCCGCACTCGGAGCGAAGATATTTCACCATCGCCTTGCTCGTAAAGCTAAAGCAAGCCTTCTGCTCCCAATAATTAACCCCCATTTGGTCCAACAACGAACGAACGTATTCCTTTCCATCTTCCTTAGCCTGGTGAATCCTCACAGCCCAACGATCTTCATAAGTGTCTCCTTCCGCAATCCACAAACCGAGGAATCGTAGCCAAACATCCAACGAAAGAACGATCTCTCGACCATTGTTGCCATCGCTCTTAAACGACACCACATCGGAGTCAGGCTCAATGCCAACCCACTTAGCCCATTGGGGGATTTTAGCAACATTAGGAAGCTCGTCAGCTCTATAGGGACGAAGCTTCTTGATACGGTCTGT